AAGCGCTGAGTCTCCACTCTCAAGCGTGCCGATATGCTCGCCTACAGTCAGGAAGTCAATGCGCCGGTTAAGCGAGTTGAGTTCAATGATCGCGGTGAATACGTCAGCATTGTCCTGCCAGTAGAAGTCTTTTGCCTCAAGGTCTGCTGCCAGCAGATCTATCAGCGCAGGGTCGATCATCATGGCGCCGAGAACGCTTTGTTCGGCTTCCAGGCTAAATGGTTCTCTCATTCGTAATTCCCCTCAATCACTTTGCACATGTTTTCAAAATTCAGCAGCCAATTTATTCCGATACCGCGCATATTGCAAAGGAATTCCTGCTTGCCTACGTAGGTGAAGTAGCGATCCCAGAAATCAGGGTCATGGCTCTTTTTGTAATTGCTCCAGATGCCTCGCGCTCCAGCCTTTCGCTTTGGCGTCATCGCTTGCGGCTGCGGCAGTGATGGAAGGCATTTTCGGTACGACTCAATGATCAGCTCATAAGGAACTGGATCTACCTTCCTTGCCGGCTTACCCTCTTGAGTCGCCGACTCGTCGGTGACAAGAGCTTTTGATTCTATTGGTTCTTGGTTCTTGGTTAATGGTTCTTGGTTAATGGTTAGGTGGTCTTCCGTGCACGTTTCGTGCTCGATTCGTTCTCTTGACGATCTTCGAGCAGCCTCCCTTGCGAGGGCAATTTCTTGGTTTTTCACAGATTTGGCCCTGTACGCATCTATTTCATCCTTAACCCTCTGTTGAAAGTAAACAGAATCATCAAGCGTGAAAAATTTAGAAAGCACAAACTTAACGGCCAATACCTCATCATCTGTTCTTGCCCATGACCATTCCAGCGCCTCATCGATTGTAGGAAAGCGCTCTCTGTCGTAGCACGCATCAAGTAGCAGCGTGTACGCTCCGTGCTCAAGCATAGACAGTCGACCAGCCTTCTTGTGGTAATCCCCAATATTCCTTTTAAAGTAGTGCACTTTTCGCCTCTCTTGCACTACGTGCGCTCTCAGTAAATGAAGCTGATACCTGATCCGCTACGTCCTCTGGAAGCTTGAACCACTCTCCTTTTACTCTGTACTCGATTAACTGGTTATGGTAGTGAGTCTCAACAAGGTGGGCGCTCGGAGTTCGTATTCCAGCAATCAAGATGAGATCAAATGGACAGGCTGTCTGAAGGTTAGAAAACCTTTGCTTAGGACATTTCGTCCTTCCTATCTTGTAAAAATCACCACTGGAAGCAGCCAGCATGTAGACAAGCTCCATCTTTCTAAGCATTTGGTGCTCAAGTCCTTTGAAATGGTCAGGACCATGCTGAAAATGATCAACCATTATTTGCCCTCAAGGTAGTCGGAAAGCTTCTTGATCGTCTTGTACTGCGGGTTCTGTCCGTCCTCGTTCGCGATCCGCCACATCATAGACGGGTGAATCCCCGTCTCCCTGGCCACTTCAGACAGGTTCGTACCCTTCAGTTTCTCTTGGATCTCTGGCAGCGTGAGCATTCTTCACCTTTACGTTATGACTTTCGAGTGAAGATCATACCACGAATTCGAAATAGTTCTCCGGAGAACAATTAAAATATTCCACTGCATAAGCAAGCCTCTCCTTATAGCCAATCGATCTTTGACGCCAGCCGTACAGGGCCTAACCTAAGGACAGGCAGGAGCAACCGCCAGCCCCGGCGCCCCCTGTCCTGAGGATTACTGCAAAGGAAGCGACAACTATATAGAGGCTACGAAGATGACTACTCAAAAAAGCAAGCAAGCCCTGGTTCTCCAAAACATCGCCGAGCAAGGCGACAAGCTGGACAACGTAGCAGGAGCTTTTATGAAGCTAGTCAAGGAAGAAAATATTGACACATTGGAAAAATTCGATCCATGGCTGGCTATTGGGTTCACTGAGAATGGCTGGTCTACCCAAGTAGGTCGTCCGACTCCTGGCACTACGCTCGTCGCGGCTCCCAGATCGGTTAAGCAATACGCGTCGATGTTCCGGGCAGCGTACAAATTGAAGCTCGATGTGATGGTGTTCGAGGCTGTGCGTCAGTTGGTTGATGCGGTTGCATTGAAGCGCAAAGAGATTGCCACTCCGCCGACAAAACCGAATGACCCTGAGCTGAAAGGCGTCCTTCTGCGATCCACCGGCCACATGAACGGCGCGCTATGGCACGACGCAATCGTGGTGATTGAGAACCTTAACGAAGACGACAAGGACGATTTTGAGCAGCGTCTGCGTAAGCTGGTTATGCGTTTCCAGTCCCGCGTACCAAAGGAAATCCGGAAGCCGAAAGCTGCATAATCGTTCTCCGGAGAACAATAAGAAGGTCGACTAGAAATAGTTGGCCTTTTTTGTTGACGGGTGAAAAGTGTTTGGCTAGAGTGGTGGCACACGAATAGGAGGGGTTGAAATGAGTAACGAATGGATCAGTATCAACGAGCGTCTGCCGGAGATTGGTCAGGTTGTCGCACTGGCTCACAATGATCGCTGGATGAATACTGGCGACATGCACGATCCGTATGGCTGCAACTGGTACGGAGCCGGCTACCTTGCAGAGTTTGGCAACAAGTATTGGACTGTGTTTGGCGAGACTCGTTCTCAGTGCCTTGACTCGGTGACTCACTGGATGCAAATGGATCAGGTGCCGCAGCTATGAACCACAAACAAAAAGTAAACACCGGAATCGCCGCCATACAAGTCGCATTCCCGAAACTCTTCAACCGCGACCAGCCTAAGCCGCTAGCAATTGGCACGACTCTGCAACTGGCTAAGCTGCGACGTTCTGGCGCTCTGTGCATCCCTCTGGCAATCCAGCGAGCGGCTATGAACTCTTGGCTTGCTAGTCCGAACTACCATCGCGCACTGGCCTCAACGCCATGCCGGTACAACTTGGACGGCACTGTCTACGGTCCGGTCTCGGACGATCATCGGCAGCGGGCGATTGACAAGCTGAGGGCGTTTCGGAAGGCTAAGAAGGCTAGGAAGGCGGCGGTTTATCAGGCTAAGATGGGGGTTGCGGCATGAGTCAGTGGATTAAATGCAGTGAGCGGATGCCGGAGATAGGCGTTCCTGTTCTGATCAGGATTCCAGTATGCGGTCACTGGAATATCGAGAATGGCGAATACAAAGGCGACGGACTTTGGTACGGCGCGTGGTGCTCGACTCGCGGCAAGGATAAATGCTACAAGGTTACGCAATGGGCTGAGCAACCGAGTGAGCCGCTATGACCTACCAAACCGCACTATGGTCCGCCATCATCGGCGAGGCTGACAAGTTTGGGCATCGGATTACTAAAGCGAAACGTAAGAAATATATGCACTTGGTTGAGTGCTGGAGGAAGGCGCAATAAGTCAAAAAAGCACCATGGTATAATCGGAATTGCGGCTAGGGGGCACCCGAAAGTGAGTTAGTCACTCATTGCCGCATACATTCCGACTACCACTAGACTGGTGCGTATCAATGAAATTCTGTAAGAAATGCAGCACGCATAAAGAAAATGAATTCTTCAGTAAAGACCTCAGTAAACCAGATGGGAAAAGGCCGTATTGCAAGGATTGCGAAAAAGCAAGAGTTGCGAAATGGTCCTCTGAAAACCCAGAAAAGGCCGCCAAGTCTGGCGCAGAATGGGCAAAGAAGAATCCAGAAAAGGTTACGGTATACAACGAAAAATATAGAGCAAATCACCCAGAAAGAATTCAGGCTGGGGCGGCGCTATGGAGGTCGAATAATCCTGAAAAAATAAATGCTCACGCCAGAAATCAAAGAGCTAGACGTAGAAACTCGGAAGGAACCCACACAAAAGATGAAGTTTTTAATCTCTTTGAAAAGCAAAGAGGGCGGTGTGCTACGTGCGTGAAAAAGCTAAAGTCGTCAGGAAAGTCGAGATACCACGTAGACCACATAACCCCAATCGCAAAGGGCGGAACGAACTGGATCAGTAATTTGCAGCTTCTTTGCCAGTCATGTAATTGTAGAAAATCAGCGAAAGACCCGCTAGCATGGGCTAACGAAAACGGAAAACTGCTCTAACCGAGCAATGGAGGGGAAATGACAGCAAGTGAAGATAGCTGGATCGCTTCAGAGATCGATTCAAAACCAGAAGAGCGAGCCAAGTTCAGCGTTGGGCGGCATGAAAATATTTCCAACGAGGCATACCATTCCAGCGCCGGCTACAGCAACAGCTTCCTAACTGCCGTCCTGCGCTCCCCTGCGCACGCTATGAGTCGCGGCAAGTGGAAGTCAACTCGGAATATGGAGATCGGCTCGGCGTTTCATAGCAGCACTCTGGAGCCAGACCTTTACGCCAAGGACTACCGGATTGTTGAGTGTGACGCCCGCACGTCCACGCTGTACAAGCAGGCATGCAAGGATCATCCGTCAGCCTTGGTACTGACACTGGCCGAGAGCGAGACGGTCAAGGGTATGACTGCTGGCGTTTACCGCAATCCGAAGCTGCGCGAGATCATCGAGCAGCCAGGCAAGGCAGAGGTTGCGTATTTCGCGGTCGATCCGGATACAGGATTGACGATCAAGTGCAAGTTCGACTGGTTGACTGATTCGGGCATATGCCTCGATGTCAAGAAGACCCAGGACGCCCGCATGTACAAGTTCTCGCAGTCGATCAACACGTACATGTATCACATGCAGGATGCGTTCTATCGCCATGTCTTTCACTGTGCAACGGGCGAAGACCTTCAAGAATTCTATTTTGGAGCCGTCGAGGAGCAGAAGCCGCACGCATCCAATCGCTGGAGGCTTGGTCCTGAGTCGCGCAAGAAGGGTGATGCGTTGTTTCGGGAAGCGTTGACGACCCTTGCGATTTGTATTGACCGAAATGAATTCCCCGCTTATGATTCCGACGGTGACGACGAAATAGAAATCCCTGCTTACGCATTTGATCAAGACGATGAAATGGAAGGAGAAGTTAATTTTGGAGATGCACAATGAGCGGTGAAAGTTTCGCAAACACAATCATTCCTAAGACCGATCAAGCTAACAGTGATGACCTAATATCTGGCCCGCGTACGGTCAAGGTACTGAGCGTCACTCGCGGCAACAAGGAAAACCCGGTATTCATCTATACCGATGGTTTCGAGGGGCGACCATACAAGCCTTGCTTGTCCATGCGCCGCGCCATCATCTCGGCCTGGGGCGAGTATCCAGATCCTTGGGTTGGGCGATCACTGAGTCTATACCGCGATCCAGAGGTGGTTTACGGTGGCGTCAAGGTTGGCGGTATTCGTATCAGCCACTTCTCTGATATTGAGGAAGATTTCGAGCTGATGCTTACCGTTACTCGTGGCAAGCGGAAGGCGCATCGGTTTTCGAAATTGGAAATCGCCTACTACGACGCTCAGAAATTCGCCGACAATTTGGCCGCATGGCTGGGCCTGATCGCAGAAGGCAAGGCAACACCAGAAAAAATCATTGCACGCGTCGAGCAATCTGGTAAATTGACCGACTTGCAAAAATCACAAATCGTTAATCCACAAGAGGTAGCACAATGAACCTGCTATGCATGACTGGCAACATCGGCGGCGAAGTCAAAGTAAACAACGTAGGCGGCACGGCGGTTGCGAATTTCAGCGTCGCGATGACGGCAGGATACGGTGACAAAAAGACCACGATTTGGCTACAGGCAAGTCTTTGGGGAAAACAGGCCGAAAGCAAGCTGGTTGACTACCTCGTCAAAGGGCAGCAGGTTGCATTGAGCGGCGAATTCTCAATGCGCGAACACGACGGCAAACAGTATCCGCAATTACGCGTATCTACCATCGACTTGGTTGGCGGCAAGAAGGATGGCAATTCCAGTCCCGCACCGCAGCAGCAGTCTCGTCCAGCGCCAAGCCAGGCATCTCCAGGTTTTGATGACGATCTGGATAGCCAGATCCCGTTTTAGCCTAAAAAAGCACTCGTGATATAATTGGATTTCGGCTAGGGGGCACCCGAAAAGCGACTCATCATCGCCTGCCGAATACATCCGATGACCACATGATGAGTGCGTATCAATGAAATTCTGCAAAAAGTGCAGCACTGAAAAGGTCATGCTCGATGGCGAAGGCTGCGTTTTTTAGGGTTGTGGTGGTGATTGTCATGGCTTGTTGCTCCAGCTTGGATTGTTTTCGAGTTCCCACTGCAGCTGTTTGGCCTTGCGAATCCAGCCAGTTTTCTTGCCGCACGTCTCGCACTCGTATTGGAACTGCTTACCCACATGCTTCGGATGTCTAGCTGCCGTGAACGTGTGCCGCTCCATGAATGATGGAAAATACGTGTGATGACCTCGCCACCAGCATTTCAATCTCGCAAACATACACCCTCCAAATTTACCGCAAAAAGAAAGGCTCACATTAGGAGCCTTTTGTTCATCGCGCAAGCATTATTTCGGTGGCTCCAGTTGTTTCCAGTGCGTAACCCATGTTTTCGGCTTCGACTCAGATCGCTTCTTGCTCATCAGCTCAGGCTCCCAGCATCCTTCCGACCTCAGCCAGTCGTAAACACCGTATTGATAGGCTGATTTTTCCTTGTAGACAAGATACGGTCTTGAAGAATCTGGCATTCGCTCAATGACACTAATCCATTCAGTCATTTCAGAATCTCCCGCGCCAACCGCTGAATGTCGGACCAGAGCTGCGATGAAGGAGAGTCGTCGTACTGACCTAGCATCTTGGCTAAACGTACTCCAGCGGGCTTGTGGGTGCCTACAGGCGTAGTCGAGTTGCTGGCCGAAACGTTAACGTCTTTCAGGATCGATACGCGATCATGGCGGATCACGGTTGCTAGCTCCATTTGGTTTGGCAGTGGGTTCATATCAATCGCACCAGCAGCTAAGTTCTTCGGCCATTTCTTCAACCGGATCGCCAATTTCATCAAGGCGCCCATCATATTCGTAGTTGCCGTAGATTACGGCCCCTGTTTCCCAGCAGAACGCAAGATCACGGGGTTTCCAGTATCCGCAAATCTTGCGCATGTACAGTGCCGCTTTCAGAATCCAGATGTACTTATTCATTGCTTGCTCCCCATGATTTTCTTGGCGCGATCAATAATACCCGCAACCATCTTCTTTTCGCTAATGGAATTCGCCCAATCCGCGAGGCTTTCGATATCCTCAATCAGCTCGGCAACCAACGAAACATAAATATCAGTCGTCTCCTGGCAGCGGGCGAAGGTGTCGAGGCGTATATCCCACTCGGTCGATACGGCGTAATTATCATCATTCCATGGCGTTGGCCAGTAGCAGCCATCAGCCTGCCTCCACTCTATACCAGCAGGCACCGGCCAAATTTCCTCGAATCTTGCGCGAATGTCGTTCATTTCCCACTCCAGTTGTTATAGTATTACAAAAGGCGAATATTTGTTCAAGATAACGCACAATGCGTTGATTTTATTGGCCAAGTGCTTTTGCTATTGCTTTTGTTGCAGCCAGTCTAAGAGGGCCATAAGTCGTGCCCATATACCCATCAGCCTCAAGCTGTGCATTCATTGCGATAAGCGCCTGAAGTAGTTCCTGCTTCATTGCGAAGTGTCTGCGCTCTTGCTCCTGCCATGCCCATTGACAGTGCAGGCGGAAACTGGCCTTGTGGCCGTCAGTGTAGAACCCATCCATCCACGCGTCTACATCGTCATTGGTCTTTTGCAGAAATTCACGATCATCAATTTTCATTTTCATCACCTCAATAAAAATCAACAAAAAGATCACCCTTCTTCCCAACCTCGCAATCTTTCTCGATTGGCGAGATGAGTACGCCAAGGATTTGGCGGTGGTCGTCGAAGCCAGTGCCGATGGGAAGGTCGCCATGCTCCTCGTAGGCTGCCAGGAGGATTGGGAGTAGGTCGGTTAGGGTCATTTGGTGCGGATTCCGGCTGCGTGAATGGCTAGCTTTACGTCGTCAATATCGAAATATTCGTCGCTCATAGTGCAACCGACCCCAACTGTTTCTAGCTCGATAGGTTCTGGCAGCTCGATTACCAGTGATTCGCGTGATGCATGCCATATCTCGAAAGCGCCATCCTCAGACAGTCCAATCTCGGAAAACCTATCGTACTTGCGCATACCATAAGCGCCTTCCATGTACCACTCTTCAAACTGCTGCCTGCTATCCATCTCTACCCCTCCACCCAATAACGTTAAAGGTTAACTGTTAACTGTTCTCTGGAGAACTATTGTTTGCGGTAGCCGGCGTCGTATAGCTTTTCAACTATCTCGTCCGCCTCGAGCGCAAAGCCATTAGCTAAGATGTCCTGATGCATCTGGCGCATAGCTAGCTCGCGTTTTTCATCGGCCATCTGCTCAGCCGTCTTGATAGGTCGAAATTCAATGCAGTTGGTCGGAGCCATGCACTCAATGCCTTTAGAGTCGGTAATCATGTATTTTTGGCTGGCGTAAAGAATCGTTACCTTCTGAAATTCCGGTCGATACTCTGTGACGTTGATCCCAGCCTCCGCCATAGTGATTACCGTGTAAGGAGGAGCCTTCTGAAAGTCAATGCGCGCCTCGCACACAGTGCCAACTGGTGGTAGCCCATTACCTTCCCACTTTACTCGACTAACCTCAACGAATGAAAAGTCCCAGCTAGTAACCCCGAACTCAATCGAGACTCCAGATTCTTCAACGACCAATGGAACGCCGCAGAACTCAACAACACCTCGATCATTGAATTTCTCGTTAAGGATTCGTGCATGGTTGATATCGCGAATTTTCAGTTTCATTTCCCACCCTCCGTAAATGTCTGCTGATTATGGCTTAGGTGCAGCGGATGTCAATACAAAATATGCATCACTTTTACATCAGAAAGCTCGGCGATTCTGGTCATGTCTCGCGTGCCGGTTCCGCCTGGAAATGCAATCACTCCATCAGGCTCTAGGGCTAGCATGGCCGCGTTTCGTTTTGGACCTGCGCCATTGCCATACACCTTCCAGTTAGCAATCGCCGTAAACACCTGAATCCCCCTCTCAAGCGCCCACTCCCTAGCCAGTCGATCAGCACCAGTAGCGCCGCCCTCGATAATCGCGTGGATGGTGCATTTCTTGTGTACGCCGTCAAGGACTTGGTTTAGTCGGGCTCGGTCGGAGTAGTCTCGTCCGCCGCATATGATGAATTTCATTCGACATCCTCATAGATTTTCACGACGACTTTTCCGCCTGGAAACTTGTCTCGCACCCGTACACGCAGCTGAAATTTCACGTCGTCAATCTCCAGCGCTTCGGCAATCCCATCTCTACCAGACTTGAAGCTGGCGATCATGTTGTCATCGTCCCTGTGGCGCTTGTCAGGCGGAAAGAACTCAAGATCTAGCACGAGGTCGCCGTCTGGTACATCGTGGCTAGATTCGCCTGCTATGGCCTTGCAAGTGCCACGGTACATCTTGATGTATCCCATCTTTGCAGCCCAATGGAGCTTCTTGTTTGGGTTTAGCTCCTTGGGCGGGTATGGCACGGTGATTTCAATCACTTTTTGACCTTTAGCAATAGGTTTAGCTGGCGCCGGGTTTCGGCTTCGATGTCGGGTCTAGCTTGCAATTCCCTTTCTGCCCATACGCGCCCCTTACTCCCCTTCAGCCCAAAATAGATCTGACTGGCATGGGCCTGTGCTTGCTTCCATCTCTCTAGGCATTCCTCCTTGTGCTGCTCGATGCATTGTCTCTCGGCAGTTGAAAGGATCGCTAAATTCAAGGAAGCATTCGAAGCAGATGTGGTCATTGTCGCTCTCCATTAGAACTTCATTCCGCGAACTCGCTCTGCCTGCTTAGGTGTGTCCTTTTCTTCAGGGATATACGCGCCAGCTTCAAGCGGTGCGAAACGGGCATAGCGCCCCTGGAACATTGCAAAGAACGTCTTCGCCTCGCTCTCGCGGGAGATAGACAGGATGATCTCAGCAATGCCTTTGCGGTCACTGTCTGGGTTGTACACCTCATCGCGATACACAAAGATTGCCATGTCGCAATCCTGCTCAATCGAACCAGAGTCACGAAGGTCAGATGGCACCGGTCTTTTGTTCGGGCGCTGTTCGAGTGCGCGGTTTAGCTGAGACAGCAGGATTACAGGGATTTTCATCTCTTTAGCCAGCAGCTTGGCTTGACGAGAAATCTCCGTTACCTTTGCCACTTGGTTTGCCTTTGGATCGTCAGAGTCAAGCAAGCCAAGGTGGTCGATCATTACCATATCGAGCCCGTGCTTGCGCTTATGGCGTCGGCACATAGAACGAATGCGGCGCATGGTCAAGCCTGGACGATCAGAAAGCGTCATTCTTGCGTCCTTTATGCGCGCCGCCGCTAGTGTCAAACCGGCGGTGTGCGCCTCGCATGCAGAACCGTCCTTCATCGCATCAAGCGGAATGCTCCCCTCGGCAGCAATCAGTCGGTCCATAAGCTGTCGATTGCTCATCTCCAAGCTGATCACGAGAACCTCCTTCTTCTCTCGTATGGCGGCGTTGCGCACGATATCCATAGCTAGAGTCGTCTTACCCATCTTCGGTCGTCCAGCGATGATCACAAGCTGTTCTGGCTGCAATCCTCCGGTGTGCTTATCGAACTCTTCTAGGCCGGTGCGGATGCCTGAGATTGAATCTCCCTGCGCCATGCGCTTTTCAAGCAGATCCATGTGCTCAACAAGCACGTCGTACGCCTCGACGGTTTCGGCGGTTGCAGATTCGCCGTCGATAGCAAGGATCTCAGACTGCGCGGCTGCGATCTTGTCAGGAGTATCCATCGTGCTATGGGCAATCTGGTGAATCTCCTGCGCCGCTGCAATCAGGCAGCGATCAAGAGAGCGTTCACGGACGATCCGAGCGTATTGCTCAGAGTTGGCAACACTAGGCGTGCCGTTTTGGATCTGCGCGGCATAGGCAAGCGCTGAGTCTCCACTCTCAAGCGTGCCGATATGCTCGCCTACAGTCAGGAAGTCAATGCGCCGGTTAAGCGAGTTGAGTTCAATGATCGCGGTGAATACGTCAGCATTGTCCTGCCAG